AGGTTCTTCATTGGACTAGCAGCCAATAAAGCAGTAGCTCCTGTGTTTTTAAACACATCTTCAGAATTCAATTGAGCTGCATTTGTTTGTGTGTCTAATACTATTGCCAAATAAACTGCCACAGCTCCCACAGGGTTTGCTGCATCTTCAACTGCAGGGACATTAAGTACACCATTAATATCCACATAGAGACATGATATTTGTTTTCCATCTCGATTCTGTTCAGAATCTCCCATTGCTGGAGTTGAAATCATCTGAGTTGCAGATGGATCCAATTCACCTCCAGTACAATCAGTAGGTGAAGCGATTGCAGTGGCTTGCAATCCAGTATCATAGAACTTTCTTTCTATGCCCAAGAATCCTCTTTGGGCCATATTCATCCTTCTTCTCACTGCAGCCCTCTGGGCTGCAACCCTAGCAGGCATTACAGGACCAATAAACTTTCGCCTTTTGAGTGGTCTTGTTTGCACTACGGCGAACTCCCTCTTTCGTTTAGGCATCGGGCTAAAAATTGTGCTCTCACATTTTATACACGCCCTCACATGCCAGTTCTTGGAAGATAGAATGACCTCACCATGTTAACCACATGTCAGACACATTCTACTACACAATAACATGGCCTCTCAAAAACATTGGCAAGATGAATGCCTTGATGAAGCTTCTCATTCAATAGATGAATCTACTGAAGAAGACATGCTTACTCAAGAAGAAGCTGAAGCCATCTTCCGGTTTGAGTGCAAGGAATGGATCCGTAACAATTCAGATCAAATACTTTCTTCTCCGTTCAAGACGGCTTACAAGAAGCCTTGGACCAAGAAAGCTTCGTCAACAGACTTCTTGACTCAGACGAATACAGAGAAAAATGGGGGAAAAAAGAAAGGTGAATAAAATATTTATTTATTTATTTCAATGGCCACCATAAGTTAATTGCCTCTTCTCCAGTAATGTGATGCGGTTGGTTTTCAAGTTCACCCCAAGTTTTGTCATCGAAATCCCAGATGTGGTGAATTCTACGGCGTAGAGCGGCTTGTTGTTCTGGCCTTTTCGTCCAATCATACCACTTAGCGGGGTGTATGTTTGTTGTGAGAACAATGTAGTTTGGGCACCACCAATTGAAACCTCCTTTTCTAGGTATCTGTATAGGGTATCTATCCAAGAAGCGCAATGTATCGACGAGTCGCATCTGTCCGGAAAAGTCGTCAACCAAGACTTCTGACTGGCCGTTATATCCATCGCTCCATAGCTCTTTGCCAATGGGGAATGCATAAAGATTTGGCATAAGTTCGTATGCCATGCGGGTCTTTCCTGTGCCAGGAGATCCATAGAATATGTGTACAGAGAGTTCTTCAGTTCGCTTAATGGCTTGGTAGAGTCGGTATCGATCTACGGTTTTACAAAACCTATTGTAGGCATTAAAATCTACCTCCATAAGCTCCAAATCAGTTTTGCCTTCCTTAAGTAGCTTTTGGAAGGCTGCAACATCAGTGCGGGTCCCAGGACCCTTAGAGATTTGGCCACACTCCCAATAGTCTTTGCCTTTCTTACAATAGACACTCGCTTCTTGCTCAGTCCCGCGACGAAGCTCGAAATGTGCACGGGTAAGGCCTGGTATCTTCTTGCATCCTGCTAATCTATCTTTTAGTACAAGAAAAATAGCCTAGTCTCAGTCCCAAGTCGCCCCTGAAACTAAAGCGGTCGATCCGGACTTCGACTTAGCGGCTTCGCCGCATGGGACCTACGGTCCCAATTAAAAATTTTGGTGTACTTCGTACACCGGTCCGGGGTAATAACTGACCCGGACCGATTGACAAAATTTTTGCTGGGTACCGCTTTTAGCAACAGCTAAAAGTTAGGGACTTAGTTGGGGCCCCTCGCTGCGCTCGCCCCAACTAAAAGACATTTTTTACTAGGTAAAAGCACGATGGGTATTGTGGACTCACTGCGTAGATCGCTTAGCAACGCTATCGCGTTGCACGCTCCTACTCCGTTCAAACAGTGCTTGCGGTGTTGTTCTCCGAAACTATGTCGACTTGTCTCGCGACCTCTGGTCGCTCAAACAATGAGTCAGCTTAATTGTTCTTTTTAATTAATATACCTTATTGTTTTACATCTTGGGAGCCTGAAGTAGCCTTGGATATGGGGCGTATAAGTTTCGTCTGCTAACTCCCATCCAAAGACTGCATAGGCAGCATTCTCTTCCATCCAGTCTCGAGCTATATCAGCCTCATCCTCAGTATAGTTGATCAAAGTGAAACACCAAGCAGTGGAATTATTAGCATTCATATTAGTGTGAGGTTTTGACCCTCTTCCATAACATCTGAAAGTGCAAATTTACACAGGTCAAAAATTTGCCTTTAAGGATTTGGGAATAAAAAAATTGTGGTTGACAATTTATTCACTCAATTTAAATACAAAACTTGATCTTAGTTCAGCTTTAAGCCCTGTTGGCTAAAGTCAAGTGTTTTATCCCATGAATCTCAATCTAGCATTATATTGTAATGTTGGAGCCAGAGAGATTGCATTACTTGTATAAGCAATTACATGTATTGAATTATCAATAACATTAGCTATACTAGCTGTTGTTCCACCATTGAAGTTTATTCTCATTCCTTTGAGAGGAATGAACCATCTAAAGAGTTTTTGTTGTCCACTCGACGAATGCAAATTGTCTCCTTCCACAGTGTTCTGCACCATTGGGAACTCGAATGTTCTGTGTTTGAGTATTCGAAATCTTTTTCCAAAGAGTAGGTTCTTCATTGGACTAGCAGCCAATAAAGCAGTAGCTCCTGTGTTTTTAAACACATCTTCAGAATTCAATTGAGCTGCATTTGTTTGTGTGTCTAATACTATTGCCAAATAAACTGCCA